ATGCTTGTACTCCTCGAAAGCCGTCATGAAGCTTTCGAAGGCGTCCGCCACATCGGCATCGACCGATTTGCGTTCGGGCGCATGCGGCGGTCTGATCTGGATGGTCATTGGCTTTGTCCTTTCAGGGGATAAGGGTCATGGGTGTTGGGGTTTTGCGGCCTTGCGGCCCGTCAGGAGCCGGCCGGCGGCGTGAGCGTCCGGGTCAGGTCGCGCAGCCGCATCTCCAGCCGCTTGAGATCTTCCGGCCCGGCATCCCGCCGTTCCGAAAGGGCTGCGTGTCCGCGCGCGATAAGCCCGCGCGCCTGGCGTCTCGTCAGCCCCGCATCCCGCGTGAGCCGGCGTTCGAGTTCGCGTTTGGTCGGAGCGGTGACCCCGGGTGCGGTTTTCACCGCCGTCACCCTCGCGCCGGGCTGCATGGGAAAGGTGACCACCGAGATCTCCCAGAGGTCGGCGCTCAGGATCCGCCTTACGCCTCCCTTCGCCTCGTTGCGCGAGCGCAGGGTCTGAAAGCCGATCGACAGCCCGTCGAGCGCGCCCGATTTCATCAGTTCGTGCACCTCGCGGGCGCGCGCCACACCGAGCGAAAGCTTGCCTTCCACATGCAGGCCCCGGTCATCCTCGCGGATCGACAGCCAGCGTCCGATGGGCTGATCGGGATCGTGCTGGTAGAGCATGCGCACATCGCTTGGTCCACGCTGCCTCAAGGAGGAGGAGAAGGCGCCGGGTTCGATCACGTCGCGGCCCAGATCGACGGCGCCGAACAGGCTGGCGTAGCCCGAAAAGCTGCCGTCGCCGCTTACATCTTCCAGTGCCAGGTCGACGCGCTTGTGCTGCCGTCCGGATATGCTCCAGTCCGTTGTCATGGTTTTGTCCTTGCTGGTGTCGAAGTGTCGTTGCTGCTGTAGGGGCGCAGCCCGGGTGCGGCTCAGCTCCCGGGTCCGCGCCCTGCCCGGTCGGCGATCCGGGTGAGCACGCCCAGCACCCACCACGCCGCCAGGCTTGCCGCCGCCGAGCCCATCAGCACGGTCTCGTCGGGCGTGAGCAGTTCGGTCACCCCCATGCGCTGGCTCAGCGCAACGCCCGCCGGGCCGCCGAACACCAGGCCGGAGGCGATCCCGACCACTGCCCGCGCGGTCGCTTCGCGGGCGCCCCGCGGCATCATGTAGGCAAGCGACACAAGCGCCCCGCAGAGGGCGCCGGCCACACGGGCGGCAAACAGCGAAGGGTCGGGTCCCAGGATCTGCATCGCTCTTCCTCCGGAAATCTGCGGGCGCTCGATTTCAGAAACGGATTCAACGTGCTGCTGATCTGAATCCGTTTCATCCCGCAACACGTTGATATCCCACGGCTTCCCGCTTTTCCTCGTCGGTCAGGAAATCGGCTTCGCCAAGCCGCGCCCACAGCGCGTCACGCTCGGCGGAAAGCCCCGGCAGGCGGTCGGCGTCATGGTCGATCCGCAGTCCCGCGCCGTAGACCGGCTGCAGCCAGGCGGTCAGCGCCTGCGCCGTGCGCGCCACCAGCGGCAGCACGGTCAGACGGCAGAAGGCGCGGTTGGCCTCCTGGTAATTGGCGTAGGTCAGGTCGCCGGGAATGCCCAAAAGCATCGGCGGCACACCCAATGCCAGCGCGATGTCGCGGGCCGCGCCGTTCCTGGCCTCGACGAAATCCATGTCGCGCGGCGTGAGCCCCATTGCCTTCCAGTCCAGCCCGCCCTCGAGCAGCATCGGCCGGCCGGCACGGCGCGCGCCCTGATAGCCCTCCTCGAGTTCGGCTTTCAGCCGCTGATATTGCTCGGGCGTCAGGTTGCCGCCCTCCTTCGGCTGGTAGACCAGCGCACCGGACGGCCGCGCGGAATTGTCGAGCAGCGCCTTGTTCCAGTTCATCGCCGCATTGTGCAGGTCGAGCGCCATCAGCGCCGCCTCGAGCGGGGCGAAACCGAGATGATCGTCAAGCGGATGAAACAGCTTCAGGTGCAAGAGCCCCGGCCCCTCCTCGGGCTGGGCCGCAAACCTTTGCCGCCGCCCGCCCGACTGATGCTCATAGGCCACGGGCCAGCCGTCGGTCCCCTCGATCACCCGCATCCGGTCCGGCCGCAACAGCTGCAGGCCGGCCAGACGCCCGCCGGCCCCGACCGGATTGATCCAGGCGTTGCCCGACAGCGTCAGGTGCCCGTAGAGCGCCTCGAAGAACACGTTGCCCGCGCCCCCGGGATCGGGTCGGGTCAACAGGTCCAGCACCGGATGCCGCTCCTGCTCGCGGGCGCCGTCGAACACCACCCAGGGCACGGAAGCCGCCGCCTCCGCGATCATGCGGATGGCGCGGTGGGCCACCGGATTCTTCATGAAGCCCTCGCGCGCCATCGCGGCATAGGACCGCCCGCTCCACTGTGCGTCACCCCCGCCCGAAAGTGCCGCCAGCGCGCCCGGCAGCCAGCTCTTGGTTGCCGGAGGAGTGGGAACCGCGGCGCGGGTCCGATCCGCATTGCTCCAGGGAAGCTTCAATCCGAATGCCATGATGTTGCCCTTTCAGAATCCAATGGCTAAAACCGGACGTAAAATTGCCGCTACGCACCGCCCGAAGATGCACAATTCCGCCAACAAGGAGTGGCCGTTTGCTGTTTCAATGGTTGGTCTTCGCCAGCATTGCCGGGCTGGTTGTGACGTCCGTGGTTCATTCGATCGGCGGCGAAATCTATCTGTTGCGGCCGCTGTTCAAACACCGCGGCAACCGGATCCTCGACCACCAGCTGGCCCGCATGGTCTTGCGTTTCGCCTGGCACATCACATCAGTTACCTGGATCGTCCTGGCCGTCATTCTGTACGCGCTGGCCTTCGACGAGCCGCATCTGCCAACGGTGATCCTGGGCAGTGTCGGCCTGAGTTTTACCGCGGTCGGCATTTTCGATCTCGTGGTGAGCCGCGGTCGCCACATCGGCTGGCCGCCCCTGCTGCTGACCGGCCTGTTCGCTCTCGCCGCTTTGTTTTACGGCTGAAAACCATTCACAAATGCCTGACCTGCGGCTCGCTGCGGCGGCCCAGAAGCAGCTCCGTCAGCGCCCAGACCAGCGCGTCGAGCCGATCCGGGGACCGGCCCGAACTCAAGCCATCCGGGCCGAAATCGCACATCTGGTCTTCCAGCGCCGCGAAGTGCCCGGCATGCACCACCCGGCCCTGCTCATAGAGCGCCGCCACCGGCTCGGCGCGCAGCCACTTGCCGCGCGTTGCGCGCACGGTCCTTACCGGCAGCGTCGGCTCCACGGTCCTGAGCACGCTCGTCACCATGTCGCCGCCCTGGTTGATCTCGGCCACCACGCAATCGGCATCGAAGCGCCGGTAGAGCCGTGCCGCGGCTTCCGCCCATCCCGAGGGGCTTGCGCCCTCCACCGACCCGTCCGCCAGCACCACGGCCCGGCCGTCACCATCAAGCCCGGCGGCCACGATGCCGCAGCAGGAATGTTTCGCCTCGCCGGATGCGGGCGGGTCGACCGCCACCACGATGCGCGACATCGGCCCGTGCACCCGCACCGTCAGCGCCTCAAGCTGCTCGCGCCGCCACAGCCCGTCCTCGCGGTCGGCGATCAGTTCGCCGTCCAGCTCCTGGCGGCCGAGCCGCGTGCCGCCATAGCGCGCGCGAACGGTCTCGATGAAGCCAGCCGCGAGGTTCGCCGCATTGTCAGCCGTTTTGATCCGCGTCATCCGCGTGGTGGCATCTTTCACCAGCGACAACATCAGCGGCGTCGCCCGCGGCGTCGTCGTCACCATCTGGCGCGGCGCCGTGCCGAGTCTCAGGCCGAATTGCAGCATGTCCCAGGTCTCCCGCGCATGGCGCCACTTGCCCAGTTCGTCGCACCAGGCGAGCGAGAATTGCGGCCCGCGCAGGCTCTCGGGATCTTCGGACGAGAACATCTGCGCCACCGCGCCCGAGGGCCAGACCAGCCTGCGCCGCGTCGCCTCGAAGGCGGGCCGTGCACTCCGCGCCACGCCCAAGATCCCCGAGACGTTGTCGATCATCACCTCGCGTGCATCGCCAAAGGTTTCGGCCACCAGCGCTATGCGTCCGTCCGGCCCCAGTCCTGGGAGATCGCCCGAGGCCAGCGCATGCACCCATTCGGCGCCGGCCCGTGTCTTGCCGGACCCGCGCCCGCCCATCAACAACCAGGTGCGCCAGTCGCCTTCGGGCGGCAATTGTTCGGGCCGTGCCATCAGCTGCCAGTCGTGGGCACTGGCGATGAGCGCCCGGTCGTCGAGCCGCCCGACATAGTCGGTCAGCTGAGCCGGCACGCTCAGCGCATCGCCCGGCCCTCCGGACTGCGAAATTGAATCATGACACTCGCTCAACCCTTTGTTTTTCATGATGTTCGAACAGGGTTGCGATGCCGTGTCCCGACTGTCTCTTTCTGCGGCTGCAGCAGGCGCATGCTCTGCGACCTTCGGCGCGAGAGCCCACCCGCAAGCCAGCAGATTGCGGATCGGAACCTGAAAGCCAGGCACCGGGTCCGACCAGACGCCGCCCTTGAGCGCCACCGTCATCGACCGCAGGATCATGCCGCACCCTTCCGATACCCGTTCGGGAAACCCACCCTTTGCAAAAGCGCTTGCCCCCATGACCGCAAGGATCAGTGGTAAACTTCCGGCCATCCTGTCATCGTCATGCCGGGCGAGATCCGGGATCCGGCGACCCGGCGTCTGCCGGGTCGGAAGACCCGCTCTCCGCACAAGCCAACGGCGCGTCGCCGTCACCGCCCACCGCGCCATCGG